GGCTAATTAAAATTATTTTAAATTTTTAGGAAAAATAAATTACTAATATTAGGAAAATATAAAAATATACTTTTATATTTGCATATATCAATTAACAAAACAGAAAGGCATGAATCAAATGAGTACAATTGCAGAGCTTGATATCAAGATGCAAAAAATTGCTGAATCAGTAGGGATGTCAGTAGAAAAGTTTAGAAAACTTCCAAGAAAAAAATTCCTTCAAATTTGTAATGAATACAATTCTAAAAACAAATAACCATGACAGAAAAGCAACAATTCAATCAAGCACTGGCAATGATGGCCTTTGTGATCGGTTCAATCTTAATCTTTGCAGCGATATGAACCGGATAATGGAATTACACACAGCAGCAACGAACCTGATAGTACTTGCACAGGCTGAAGAGAGAACCATCGCACAGATATCACAGGGCGAAGGTGATCAATACGAAAAAGATATGCTCATCAAAGAGCATAAGATCAAGATGCAAAAGCTAATCAGGTCCTATCTCAGGACCATCAGAACAATCGAGCAAATAATTCAAGGCGAAATAATATGAAGCAGAACACATTCATACCGTTAAGGCTTCCACTGGTAAAGCAGATCCGCTGGTGGAGAAAGCAATCAATAGAGAATGATAAAGGAGGATCATTCAATTTGGAACTATACCTCGCATACTGTGAGGCTAAATTTAAGTGATATGCGAATAGTTTTAAAGCAAGAGAATGGAGATGTATACCAGTGGGTAAGAACTGCTCTAAGATCGCAGGAAAAGACCCTTACAAGGGTATGCAAGGAAATGAACATCGGCTACATCTCCACATATAAGAAGCTCAATGCTGCATTCGTTGACTATGAATGGCTATGTGAGTTCTGTTCTGAGGCACTACCGGGAGAGGAAGTAATTTTAAACATTGAAAAATGAGATACGTTAGAAAGTACATTGATTCCCTGATCAAGATACAGCAGGAATCTATCATCCGATATGAGAACATGACAGCTCACAGCCCTGCAATGGAGGCTTACATCGAGAACCAGGTCCGCAACAAGGAGGAGCAGGTTGCAATGCTTGAGAGTATTATCAAGCTAATGGATGACATCGAGCCATGAAAAAGGAATACAGGAAGCTATCACCGGAAGAGATCGAGGAGATCTATCTTACCTTCAGGAAGCACAGCATCTCAACCCTTGCAGCTCAGTACGGGTGCAGCATCACTCAGATGAATAACATTTATTCGCAGTGCATCCACAGGATGAAGCATGAAACAGCCATCAGAGAGTATAAGGACTGGAATACTGAAGAGGAGATATTCGAGGCGTTAGAGCCAACATATGACCCTTCAGAGCTCAAAGGTTGGGAGCTGAAAGAATACAGGAAGCTATGCGAGAGATCATTCTAATCATTATCCTTGCACATCTTCCGGTGCAGGATCTTAGGAAGCAGAGAAAGGAAGAAGTACGAATCATTAACCCCTACAGTTATGAATTGGACAATAACATTCAGAAGTAAGTACGGTAACAGATGGACGGTGGAAACGATCACTGTCACAGCCGATACACGGATAGAGGCCATCCGTAAAGCAGATAAGTGGCCGGGAGTAATTATTAAAGTGGAACGTCATGCAACAGTATGAATATAAAGAGCTCTTGGATATGGGATTCAAGAGATGGGATGGAGAGGATGAGATCTTCTTCCAGTGCTATGGGTTCCGATATTTCGGACTGAGTATGGATCTGAGCAATGATGTCTCCCTTTCATGGGATATAATCGAGAGAACAGTTAGCGTTTTCAAGGATGGTAATGCTGTTGAACATATGCTATCCAGGAAAGAATTGAACATGATTATTAAACTTTGCAGCTATGATCAAAGTAGGTAGCGACTTCTCAGGTGTCGGAGCATTCAATCAGGCATTGATGAGATTAGGAATAGAATATCATGAAATTTTTGCCTGTGATATGGATAAGTATGCAAGGCAGACATTCATCCACAACTACGGTGAACCTGAATACTATCCGACCAATGTATATCACAGAGATATTCCATCTGAATCACTTGACATCTATATGACTTCTCCTCCATGTCAGGCGTTCTCATTAGCTGGTAAGCGACTCGGAAAGGATGATCAGAGAGGTATCCTGTTCTTTAATTCTCATGAGTTCATCAAGGTAAACAAGCCAAGATACTTCATCTTTGAGAATGTCAAAGGTTTGCTTTCAGATGACGGAGGGAATACCTTTCAGGAGTGGGTAAATATGCTCGGAGGAAAGTCTGTTAACGGAGTTCCTGTGTTATTTCCTTACGATGATTCCGTACCTTATCACATCTACTGGAAGGTATTGAACGCTAAGAACTATGGAGTTACTCAGAATCGTGAAAGGGTTTTTATTATCGGAATTCGTGATGATCAAGATAATACTTTTACTTGGCATCCTGAAGAGCGTTTAACAAAGCGTTTGAAAGATGTACTTGAGGATGATGTAGATGACAAGTATTTCTTGAGTGAGAAGATGCTCGACTGTTTGATAAATCATAAGTCCGATAAATTCCAAATCAATACTCCTGTAATAAATGATACAGATGAAGCTAGAACCCTAAGAACTGAAATGGCTAAAATATGTAGACAGGATAACTTTATTAAAGTAAAATCAGCTACATCCAAAGGATATGAAGAGGCAACAGAAGGTGATTCGATAAACTTCTCAGTCCCTAATTCAGAAACACGAAGGGGAAGAGTTGGTAAGGGAGTTGCACAGACTCTTGATACAGCTTGTAATCAAGGTATTATGATATTAGATTGTTATAATAATAATATAAGAAAAGATGACTGCTGTGGCACAATAACACAGCATTGCTCTCGTGAAGGAATGACGAATGGATTTAAAGTAATTGAAAATTATAGAATACGAAGACTAACTCCCCGTGAATGCTTCCGACTGATGGACTTCCCGGATAGCTTCACATGGCCTGTATCAGACTCTCAAGCATACAAGCAGGCAGGAAATAGTATTGTAGTGGGAGTACTTGCTAAAATCATCTCAAAATTGAGGCTATAATTTCACACCTTTCACACCTTTTCACACCTAAAAATAGAGGGGTATACCTATAAGAAAAAAGTAAAGTTTGAAAATAGGTGTGAAAAGTGTGAAAATTGCTCGTAGTAGGCTTGATATTCAATAAGTTACAAGGCTCTCAGGTGTGAAAATTAGTGTGAAAATGGTGTGAAAACGGTGTGAAAAAATAAGAATTTGCAGGTATTTAAATTCTTTGTATATTTGATAGTCCAGTCGTGCGGACAATAGGATATTTATGATCCACCTGAGTAGAGTTGCACGACCTCGAAAGGGTGGATTTTTATTTTTGTATGATAGAGCTAACGCATTTAAATAGACTAATCGACAGTGGATTCTCACTGATCTGTATCGGTGAAGGGAAAAGACCGAATCATCCATGGAAGGATAATCAAACCAAAGCATTCAGTAAAGAGGAGTTTGCTTTCGTTTACAATGATCCAACTACCAAAGGCTATGGAATAGTCACAGGGTTCAATGGGCTTGAGGTTGTTGACATTGATCTCAAGATACTTCCAACTCTTCAGGACCAGCAGGACTTTTGGAATGAATTCTACTCTTTGCTATGTGATAATATTGCAGACTTCGAAGAGAAGTTCGTGATTTACAAAACAATTAACAACGGGTACCATATCCTGTACCGATGTGAGCAGATCGAAGGGAATAAGAAACTCGCAAAGCTCAAAGGTCACAAGGAAGCTATCATTGAAACAAGAGGTACCGGAGGATATGTGTTCATCTATACAAAAAGAGTATCAAAGAACGGATATACAGCGGTTCAGGAAGTATCTCTTAAGGATAGGGAGGTACTACTGAGCATCTGCAGGATGTATGATTACAAGGAACCTGTTAAAGTAGAAGAGCCGAAAACAGAATACAATGAGCAGGAGATCACTCCTTGGGCTGACTTCAACAACAAGAATAATGTTTGGGATATTGTTCATGACGAGTTCGAGATAATCAGATCCATTAGAGGCAAAAAGATAATCAGAAGGCATGGAGCATCGTCTGAGCATTCAGGATATATCTATGATGATAGTGGGCTGATGTATCTGTTCAGCACTGGAACACACTATCCTCATGAATCTCCTATCAATCCATTTCAAGCATACACATACCGGTACCATCACGGTGATTTCTCAGCAGCTGCAAAGGATGTATATCTGAAAGGATATGGAACCAGGATAGTGAAACAACAAGATCAGCCTGAGACTATTCAGATAGATCAGCAGATGATGGAGTTTCCTTTGGATATATTCCCGGAAGCAATACAGAACTATCTCATCCAGTGCAATACTACACTGAACTCATCCATTGATTACATGGGATGCTCAATGCTCTGGATGCTTTCATTGATAGTAGGTAACTCGATAAAGGTTCAGGTAAAAACAGGATGGGTTGAGGCTGGTATTTTATGGATTGCTTTGGTAGGAAGGCCCGGAGTAGGTAAGACTCCAAACATTAACAACGTCATATTCCCTCTTCAGAAAGCCAATAACAATGAGATCAAAAAGTACATTGATCAGATGGATCGTTTTAAAAAGTATCAATCCCTTGACAAAGGACAAAAAGAGGTATCTGAGGAGATAAGTAAGCCTTCAAAGAGTCAGTTCATTGCATCTGATATCACCATTGAAGCACTGGTTGAGCTACATGAAGAGAATAAAAATGCTGTAGCTGTATTCAAGGATGAGCTTGCAGGATGGTTGAAGGACATGAACAAGTATAGAGCTGGTTCTGATCTTGAGTTTTGGCTATCTTCATGGTCCAATAAGGGAATAGCTCTGAATAGAAAGACAGCAAAGAGCTCCTTTGTTGAATCTCCTGTTATTCCTATTCTCGGAGGTGTTCAGCCGGGCATCCTTAATCAATTCTATACTGAGGAGAATAAGGATAACGGTTTCGTTGACAGGATTCTCACTTGCTTTCCTCATTTAGATGTCGAAGGATACAATGATAATGAGATGGATCAAACAGCTCTTGAGTGGTTTGAGGCTTTCATTATTAAGCTGTATAGGACTATTAAGGATAAGGTGATAGATTATGACTTCGATATGGAGATACAGTCTTTAATCGCAAAATTCTCACCTGAAGCAAAGGAGCAATGGAAGAGAATATTCAATGAGATCACTGAGATACAGAACAGCAATGATGAGAATGAGTACATGAAGAGTATGCTTCCAAAACAAAAGAGCTACATTCCACGCTTTGCATTGCTTATTCATGTACTGGACTGCTATTATTTTGATTCCGGGAATATTTATCTGAGCAATGTTTTAAATATCTCAGAGGATAGTATTTTGAAGGCTGAAAGGCTCAGTAAGTATTTTATCAATATGGCTAAAAAAATAAAAATTCAGAGCAGTGAGTTTCAAACGATGAAAACAATACTTAAAGAGATGCAAGGAGCATCCAATAAGGAGAAGACATTAGCAGTTCACAAGATCAATCCTGATTTTAACAGAACGGAACTGGCAGAACTGCTGAATGTGACCAGGAGAACTATTATTAACTATTTAAAAGAGGCGTGATGAATAAGAATAAAGTGAGAGAATTGCTTCATTCATTACCTAAAAATGTAATATTTCAAGATGAGGAATTATTATATTTTTTCATGGACCATCCAAAATGGACCGAAAAAACTCAGAATGGTTTTGATGGGTTTATTATTAAAAAGAATGAGTGGAATTTTAGCTTTCATGTAGTTGATAAAATAGGCATCCATACACCTATATCATTCAATTTTGATATCAAAGAAACAGAAAAACACAGAGTAATAAAAGCATTGAGAAATGAAGTGCAGCCAATAGTAGATGAGTATAGGAATAAATTGGTTTTTGGTGTATCACGTTGTGATGTAACCGGTGAAATATTAACTAAAAGCAATACTCACATTGATCATTTTGATTTGGAATTTAGATTTTTAGCTCAATATTTCATGGAAAAATATCCTAATATTGAAGTCAATAAAATAGGTGTTAAATTCTATATTGCGAATGAAGACATAAAAGATGAATGGATAAAATACCACAATTTAAATACGAAACTGAGAGCTGTTACAGCAAGTTTTAATTTAAGCAGGAATAAGAAATGACACCAAAAGCAAAAATACTCGCATCTACTTCTATGCTTCCGGTCCTTGCAGACTTCCTTGAGGATTGCATCGAGGATGGCCTGATCCGATTCAAGGCAAAGCAGGAAGCAACGAAGGTGATCTCTCACATCAGAGAGATGGATAAGCTCTTCATGGATACAGCATCAGCTGAGTCCGTACAGCAACAGAATGACATCCAGCTGGCATTCAGGCAGTGGATGAATGAAGGATTTAAAGATCAAAGTGATCAAAATGATGAATAAAGAACAAGCATTAGAGCTATTGGATATCTGGGCATCTAAAGGAATGCCATTCCCGGAACATGAACTTGTTATCAAAGTACCTAATCTAAAAATGGATGAAATACCATCGAAAGACGATTTTGATAATTGGTATTGGAAAGAACGTACCGTGATTGAGGAATATACTTTCAAGTATTTACTATGTGTTGCTTATGATTTAACTGAAAACCCAAAAGAATGAATCGAGAAAACAAAGCAATGCTCCAACGTATGGAGCGAGAACAACAGCGAGCAAAGTATCCCAATATGCCGGAGCACGCTCTTGCAGGTACCAACTGGCAGGATAACTCAGCGAATGCACTGACCAAGAGCATCATCGGGTTCCTCAATATGTCAGGACACTTTGCTGAGAGGATAAACACTCAGGGAACTTACCGACAAGGAAGGAAGCTGAAGGTGGGTGAAGGCATTCGACAGATGCCGGGAAAGTATACTCCCACTACAGGAGTGAAAGGATCTGCTGATATCAGCTGTACGATCAAAGGGAGGTCTGTAAAAATAGAGGTGAAGTGGAAAAATGACAGGCAAAGTGAGGATCAGAAAAAATATCAGGCGCAAACCGAAGCAGCTGGAGGTATCTACTATGTGGCCCGTGACTTCGATAGTTTTAAAGAGTGGTATGATGAACTCATCCTGTCACTATGATCTCACCACTACCTGACATCTATCTAACCATCAAGGGCCAGCAATGGAAATGTATCTGCACAGCTGACACTGACGAGGGGGTCATTGATACGCTGAAGAATGAAGCCACAGGAGAGATCAGGACCATTGAAAGAATGAAACTTGTCACATATTTAGAAAAAAATAAGACAAAAGAACAACAAGTAAAGAAAATAAATGTATCTTTGTATTCAAGTAATAACCAAATAAATCTAAAATTATGAGTAGAAAAGAGCAGTTCGTATCAGTTTCAGAGAGACCAGCAGAGAAGTACCTTGAGTGGGCTTCAGAACAGGGGAAGTTCAAGTATTATGACAAGGCAAAAGGCGAGAATGTTTTCATCGATCTACCGAGATTCCTTGTACTTGCACAGTATCACACCGTCAAGGGATGGAATGATGCTTCACAGTCGGCTATATGGTCCAACGAAGTGAAGATAATCAGCACTGAAGAGATGGAGGTGAAGGCATTCAAGGGTGGAGTGATCGCAAAGGGTGTTTACAAGGACATCAAAGAGAGAGTACAGCAGGCCGGAGGGCACTATACGAAGTCTATCTACATCATGGTAGAAGGCGGTGAGGTGTGGAACCTTCAGATCAAGGGAGCTGTAGTTCAGGAATGGGGCGAGGTATTCAACAAGTGCCAGCAACGCTTCGCTGATGAGTGGGTAACACTTGACAAGGTGGATACTCGCAAGAAGGGAAGAGTAACTTATACTGTGCCAGTATTCAAGTTCAATGGAGTTACTTCCGATGAAGAAGCTGCACAAGCTGATGCAGCATATGATAAGCTACACGCAGCCCTGAAGATGAGAGCTGATGAGCGTAACTCTGTCAATGATGCTGTGAAGAATCTTGATGCAAAGTTCCCAGCTGATCCGTTAGATATCAAAGGTAAGGTAGGAAATATTGAGGGCAACTTCATTGAGGATGCCATCAGTGATATGGACGAAGACAATCTACCGTTCTGATATGGGCTACAACTCAGAACTGTTCCTACACCTGCGGGATGCAGAGGTGAACGCAGAGAACTATGTGCATTGTCATCAGCCTCAGATTACTGAGGTTGATTACATCACACTATACACGGTGATCACATCGGGAAAGGTAGTCAAAGAGGTATGGTCTAATAGGTTTCAGGCTGATGTAGTCTATCCTGGTTCATCTAAGGAATACACCTATCATAAAGATCAGCTCCGATGGATGCCAAAGGAAGAGAAGTTGAAATACATTCATTTGTTCGGATTATGAATCAAAGACAAACATTAACGGAATACACCCGTAAACAGATACAGCATCATCTTGACCATTCGGGCGAGGGCATCACAGCCTTCGCTCACCGATTAGGGATGACGAGCTCCCGGATTAGAGGCTTCCTTTTAGGGGCCTCATCCCTGAGACTGGATACAGCTGATAAGATTCTCAAAGCTATCGAGAAGTAACATTTCATTAAGTGATATGTGGCAAAAATTGGGACTTAACTTGAATAGAAATGAAAGCAACATTTGAAACTGATGATCCTAAAGAGATACTCCAGTTGAGCAAAGCATCTGATATGGCGGCTTTCATTTGGGAGCTGAAGCATAACGGATGGAGGGTATTCAAGGATACTAATTACGATTATTTTCCTGCGTGGGAAAGAATCAATGAACTCCTTGAAGAACATGGTATCAATCCTGATGAGTTAGTGTAATTTTTAAGTTACTAATAGGTAAGTTACTCTATGGTAACGTCAGGTAGGTTGGTGAAGTTTACGGATTAAAAAGAAAGATTATGGCTTATTTTATAGATGACGGTGGTAGAAGATTAGAACAATTCAGAATGGAGATTAGAAAATGCTCCCCATTGCTTCAAGAATATATTGCTTTTCTTGAGAGTGAATATGAAAGACTAAGTAAATTGCACCAACCTACGGTTATAAGCCAACGGGAACTGTTGCTTGATTTTGCTGAATATTCAGAAAATGACAAAAAAAGTGAACATCTTGATGAGCTTGTAGATAATTACCTAGATAGCATCAAGCAATAGCTTATAACGTTTTGCAGATACACGCTGTGAGCGTTGGAATGAGGGCAGAAAAATAGCGTGTATGTGCTGTTATCGGCTGCCCTTCTTTCGGAATGATTATTAACAACATAAAAAACAACAAAATGAATAAAGAAACAAGAAGTTTTATTTGGGGCTTAATTTTAGTCCTGATTTGTGGAAGTGGATTTGCTATTCACATAATCGAAATCAAAATTGGCAAGCCAAGAGATTGGTATGATTGGACATTAATGATTTTAACTCTTTACGGATTAATCTCTGGTGGGTGGCGTGTCTTTCGTGCTGTCGATTAGGGTTGCCGCTAACGTAAAAGCATTGCTGTCAGTGGCGGATTTATAGCAAAAAGATGAAATTATGCAGACAAGTTTATTTGAAATACCAATGTTGATACCAGCACAAAAGCCGCCGTTGCAGCAATGCAGTGTTATGTGTAGTTGCGGTTTATCAACGGAAAGCCCAAAAATTCTTTTTTTTATTGAACGGATTGACTATAAAACTGCAATGGATTTGGTTGTTGAAAATCATTACCTGCACCGAAAAGCCCCTTGTTCTTTTGCCTTTGGATTATTCTGTAAGCAATCAAAAAACATTATCGGTGTAGTTGTTTATGGAACGCCATCATCAGCACCTTTGAGGGGCGGAATTTGCGGACTGGATGAAAAGGATAATGTGATTGAACTTACAAGGCTATGGATAAAGGATGGCACACCAAAGAACACCGAAAGTTTTTTGATTGGGAATACAATTGGTAAGGTTGATAAGGAGATAATTGTAAGCTATGCAGAAATTCAGCAAGGGCATACAGGTATAGTTTATCAGGCTACCAATTGGATTTATACAGGATTGTCGGCAAAAAGAACAAACTGGACTATTGAAGGTAATGATAAGCATTGCCAAACCATTGCAGACAAATACACAGCACTTGAAATAAGAGAAAAATACGGAGATAAATTTAGCTTAGTGGACAGACCCCGAAAACACCGTTACGTTTATTTCAACTGCAAGCCGAAAAGAAAAAAAGAACTTTTGGGAAAATTGAAATACAAAGTTGAACCTTATCCGAAAACTTCAATAGTAGCAGGATGATAGCAATTACACATAACACTCGTGCAGACGCTCTTTAAAATGGCGTTTGCACTTTGTTATTTTTTCACTATATTCACACCCATGAAAACAAGGGCAGACATCCTGAAGGATCGCATCGAAGAGCTGAAGAACTCAGAGGCACTCACCGAGTGGGATCATGAGGAGAAACTCGAAGCAATAGAGCAACTCGAAGAGGAGTTGTTCGTCATTGAGAACAGCTGATGAACCTAACCCATGACCAGATCACTAAATACTACGGCTATGCTCAGAGCATTGCTGGTGATCTCGGCCCTGATCTCTTCCATCACATCCTGTGTGAGCTACCCGATAACATTCAACACATGGATGCTTATATCTTCAGGTCCATGTTCAATGCATGGATCAACAACAAGAGCTCATTCAATAAGCTATATCGCATCCCGGACTATATCGATCCATGCGACCAGGAAGAGATCATTCAGCATCATGCAAAATACGATTCCTTCCTGCTTCATAAGATACTCCTTGACCTTGAGATCGAAGGCTTTGATACTGAGGTACTGCTATACAAAGAGGTGAGATTAACATCCAACATTGTCAAGGTCAGCAAAAGAATTGGGGTGAATCGCAGAACTATCTCAAAAATAATTAACTTTATAGAAGATGAAATACGTCACAGATATGCTGATATGGACTCCTGAACTTATGATCACAGGATGGTTCATTGCTTACATCCTTACTCATGAGGTAAATATGTCCTTTCGCATCAAGAAAGCTATCGGAATACCTCCGACTGAGTACGTTAAATTACTCGACTGCGCTCCATGTATCACATGGTGGGCTACATTAATTTTCACCTTTGAACCTGTCACAAGTGCATCAGCATACCTTATTGCGACTCTAATAGATAAACTCGAATCATGATACTATCACAAGAGGGAATGACATCCCTGAATGCAATTAAAGAGAAAGTACTGCGCAGAGCTGTTGACTTCAATAAAATAGAATTCGCTCATCTCTCAGTAGTTTACTATGAGGTAACTCAGCTATCAAGGGGTAAAGGATTAACCCTCTCAAAAGGGTGTAATGGATGCATCCCTTCAGCGGTCAACATCGTCTACAACTACCTACAGCTGACAACACCTGAAGAGAAAGTTCCGGAACCGATCACAGTTCAGATCAGCGAGTGGAATGATCTAACTAAGCGTGAGCTGTGGGAGCAGATCAGGGAGCGAGGTCTTGAAGCACCGGCAACAGCTAATAAGAAAACACTAATCGAGATCCTCAATGGAGCAGCAAACTAAAGATCCCCGTAAGGAGTTCTTCGCTACTATCGGCTACTCTCTGATCATGGAGATGAAGCGTAACCGTAAGTTCAGAAGGCAGATCGAAAAGACTGACTTCGGTAAAGCTACAAAGAGATATCTCATTCAAACATTCGGACAAGATGCCAACACCGAGGAGGACGGAAACTAAGGAGGAGTGGATCGACAGATGCATGGGTGACCAGGAGAGCGTGGACACCTATCCCGATGAAGGGCAGAGGTATGCTGTATGTCAGTATAAGTGGGAGCAGTTTGAACCTATTCAGCATATCTCATTCGATTATGATGGGGTGCTCACTACAAAGAAGGGAATGGACCTTGCTCTGAAGCTCAGGAATAAAGGTCATGTTCTGTATATTATTTCAGCCCGTTCACATAAGACACTACTCAGATCAAAGGCACAGTTACTCGGAATACCTAACAGCAGGATATATGCTACAGGATCGAATAAAAACAAGGTAGCAACGGTAATAAAGCTCAAGCTGAAGAACCATTATGATAGTAGTTCAGCTGTAATAAAAGAGCTGGGAAAGGTTGGTAAATTTATCGGAGGTGTAAGTAAATACAGTAAGCAGGAATTTGAATCATATACCGATTACCCAAAGGCAGCCTCAGAGAATGCTCAGATAGCTCTCAGATGGGCTGAAGAGAATGGATGGGGTGACTGCGGTACACCTGTCGGAAAGGCAAGAGCTAATCAGTTAGCCAAAGGAGAACCTATCTCAGAGGATACCATTGCAAGGATGGCAGGTTTTGAACGTCACAGAGAGAACTCACAGAAAGAACTCGGTGACGGATGTGGCCGCTTGATGTGGCTTGCATGGGGAGGTGATGAAGGTATTGAATGGGCACAGCGTAAACTTGAACAGATAAGAAATGGCGAATAATAAGAGTAAAGTATTTCTTTATAATTTACTTAATCTTTCAGAAGAATATTTGGAAGAGTGCTTGAATTATCATGTAGATGAAGTATCTCAAGGTAAGGTTGTTAAAAAGTTGAAAAGACAAATACCTACTATCGATTATTTTTTGAGAATATGGATACCAAGAAATTACTCTAAAAAAGACACTATAAAAAGGTCTACATATTATCGTTGGTTAAATTGGAGCAATACTGAAAAGCAAAGAATCATTGAATTTATTGATGCTAATTTTAAAGCATTAGCCAAACATATTGTCGCAAATGATGACAGGGGTATATTTTATGCCAAGAATGCTTTAGGTATGCATGATAGGCAACAGCTTGAGCAGCGCAATGTAGAGAAGTTCGACTTTGAATGAGTACCGTCAAGGGATATAAACCACATGACAAGCAGAGAGAGATACACAACAGCATCAATTCAGAGGATGCAAAGTATTATGTTCTCTGCATAGGCCGTCAATGGGGAAAGACCCTGCTCTGCATAAACCAACTCCTGTACTGGGCTATAAACAGCAAGGGATGCAATATCGGTTGGGTATCTCCTATCTACAAGCAGTCAAAGAAGGTTTACAATGATCTCAAGAAAGCTACTCTGAAGAGTGGCTATTTCACATACAATGATTCAGAGCTCATTGTCAAAGGGTTCGATTCTCAGATCACATTCTATTCAGCGGAAAGACCTGACAACATCCGAGGTAACACCTTTGATTTCCTGGTCCTCGATGAGTTCGACTTCATGAAAGCTAATTCTTGGGAGGAGGTGCTACAGCCTACGGTATTGGTAAGAGGTAAGAAAGTAATATTCATCTCAACACCCAAAGGCAAGAGAATGATGTACAAGTTATCCCTTCTCAGGCATCAGGATGACAGGTACAGGTTCTTTAGGTTCAGCTCCTATGATAATCCTATGATCGATCCCCGTGAGATTGACTCCATCCGCACAAATGTCCCGGAGCATATCTTCAGGCAGGAATACCTTGCAGAGTTCATCGATGGTGCCAGCGGTCTATTCAAGAATGTCAGGGAGTGCATCGGTAAGGCATCCCCTTCAGGGAAGCTGTATGCAGGGCTTGACATCGGTAGGGCTGATGACTATACGGTGCTCACGGTAGGTGATCGCAATGGTGCAATCTGTCATGTGGAGAGGTGGAGGCATGATGACTGGTCCAATATCATTGATAAGGTGGCAAAGGTGATAAGACAATACAACTGCGGTACCTTTGTCGAGGTGAATAATCAAGGGGATGTGTTCTTTGAGATGCTACAAAAGAAGGTAGCGAACCTTGCTCATCCCTTCACAACTACATCGAAGAGCAAACCCATAATGATCGAGGATCTCGCTGTGAGCTTTGAACAGATGGAGCTGGTGATCCCTGATGAGGAGTACCTGATCGATGAGCTTGAGGCATTCACCTATGTATTCGATCCAAAGAGTAGATCAGTAAAGTATTCAGCTCCTGAAGGCATCCATGATGATACGGTGATGTCGATGGCATTGTATAACCAGGCTCGAAAGAATCTACCCTCAAAGGGTAAGTATTTTGCTTCTATTTAGTATCTTTAAAAGATGAGCATCAGGGACATAGATAATATGTGTTATGTAGTGGAAGCCTTTATCAGGATTCACAAAAGCAAAAGCGTAAAGATAGACCGGCTGTCAATATACAATGATCAAAGACAACAACAGATGCTTATTTATGCTTATAGTATAGCTAAAAATAAATAAATAAGTAAGTAATAATATAATAATAATAATAGTACTAAACCGATTTAGTAAGAATGAAAGCATACAAATTACCAAAGACATCAGCTGATCTTAGGATAAAGCATTTCCCTCACATGGCATCTGCAGACCTTGAGAGCCTGACTGGTATCATGGAGAGGGCTGATTTTGTAGCTGACTTTCTCGGGATCTCCCGGAAGAAGGCATACACCATAGATGCGATGGATATTCAGCGGATGTGCAATCATATCATTGAGCTGTATGCTGATATCCATGTGGGGAACCCTGCAAAGGAGATAACGCTCGGAGGGAAGGTTTACGAGATCATCAATCCTGAGAAGGTAGGGGTAGCATGGCACGCTGACTTTTCAAAGATGGATATCAATAGAGATCCTGTGCAGCTGGCCTGTATGTTCTACTTTCCAAAGGGCGCAGTGTATGGTGATGTGGATGAGAATGATAATTTACTGAACCCTATCCGGGAGCGGTACAATGACTTCGCTGATCACATGGAATTGAAGGTATTTTTGGAGGCTTGCGCTTTTTTTTTGCGAAAAGCAGAACGATCAATGAGGCTATCCACGGCAAGGATACAGGCAACAGAAAGAGTGACAAGGTCGCTGCTCCGTCTCGGTATCAGTGGGAAGAAGTCTTCGACATCATCGCAAAAGAATATTACGGAGGAGACTGGAATAAAGCCATGAAGCTGAACATATATGCTTTCAATCATCGTTTGAAGTTCATTACACATAAGACACAAAAGGAACTCCAACAGATAAAGAGAAAGCGATGAGATATTATTCCATTCTTTGCGGTGATGGCATGATACATTTGGCGAGAATTGTCATGGGTAGCATAACGGCAACGAATGGAAGCTATGTGATCTATGAATGCAGTGATGAGAATATCCTGAACGTGGAAGAGCTGAGTAAGGATGAGTTCGAGCATCACTGTATAATAGCAACGAATCAATATAACGAGAATTGACAGAGGCGGAAGTGATAGCAATGGTAAAGGACTTAGGTACTGCAAAGGATATCCTCAAGGGTAACCCCTCCTCACCTTTGGCTCATCTGCTTCAGGACCTCATGCAGGATGTTACTGACCAGCTTGTTCAGAGCCTTTCAAAGTATGATGTTGTGGCAAGTGGAAATCTGATGCAGTCTATCAGGCCAAGTGATAAGGCATACCTTGAAGGGGATACGCTTTTTGTTTATACTGAGGCAGATTTTTACTGGAAGTTTGTCAACTATGGAGTGAACGGTACCGAGGTCAGCAGGGGTGCTCCTAATTGGGGATCTCAGCCTCCAAGAGATAAGAGCTTTCACACATCGATCAAGGACTGGGTAAGGAATCGAGGGATAACGCTCCCGGAGAACTTCAGCAACTATGACAGCTTCGCATGGGCCATCATGAAGAACATCGAAAAGAAAGGGCAGGAGAAGAGGCCATTCTTTACGGATGTTGTCAATGAGAAACTTTACGATGCACTTGCAGAGCCTATCAGCACTCTAATAGGTAGAGCAATAACAATAAATATAGTAGAGCCGTGGCAGTAACTATACATGACATACCATCTGACTGGTCACCATCTGATAATCCTCTGATGTATCGATTCTCATCGAATCAAACTGCACAGGCAAACTTCAGCTATGTGGTGGAAACGTACTTTAATAATACTTTGGTATCTGAGGATAGGGTATTCCCTGAGAGTGGGATCTATGCTCACATCGACATCAGCCCGATAGTTAAGAATCTTCTATCAGTACCGGTTCTAACCAACACAATATGGCAGGATGCGGGCATTGATGGCAAGATAAAGATCAAGGTTTGGGAGAACTACGGAATCCCTGCTGTGAATCAGGCTTCAGCAACGAGCAGTGAGACTAATATTTTTAAGGCTTGCCTATCAGATCGGGACTGGATGAGCTGGAACTATACTTCTTATGATGTATCTTCAGTAGGTTCATTCATGACATATCGAGCACCTTCCAGTGATGGCAAGGTGTACAAGATCAGAGAGGATGATTTTTACCTGAACATCATTCAGGATGGTTCTGAGACACTTACTGTTGAGCTTTACGATGGAGCTACTTTATTGGATACGTATACTGATACACAGAATTTTTCAATAGCACAAGTAAATATAAACAGCTATACCTTGCAGAACGATTGCGGATTCGGCATTTTAGACCTTACACTTGCCGATAGCGTTAAAGTATACATAGGTTCAGGAAAACCATCGACAATATATTTTTACACCGTAGGCTGCAATCCGGCATACACATTAGAATGGATCAATCAGCTCGGTGCGTGGGATAGCTTTATCTTCGCTCATAACCTTGAGGAGTCTTTTGATGTTACCGAGCGGAGTTATACACGCAAGTTCGGTAGTTGGAATGGTAGTATATTCAGCTACAATCTCAATGATGCCGGGAATGTCAGGGTAGGAACACAGCAAACTGACAAGATGACCATCTACACAGACTGGATCACGGAAACTGAACAGCATTTTCTGCTTACTTGCTACAAAGCACCGAGGTTCTATCTCTTTAATTTAGGAGATGAGATAGCTGTCAAGATCACCAGTACACAGGGCAAGTATCAATATGCAAGGTGGGAGGAGCTGATCTCTGAAACTGTAGATCTTCAGCTTGTAAATAACCATAATGGTATCAGCTTATGACAGATGAACTGATAGTTGATGGCTATTCGCTTGACTTGTTCGAGGCTATTCCGGTACCGATATCTTTCAGCATTGCAGATATCAAAGACCCGACAAAGCGGAAGCAGTCATTCTCAAAGCAAGTAGACCTTCCTGACACGATGAATAACAATGCATTCTTTCAGGGTGCATTCTCAATGACATCTACAGCCAACGGTATCAACTTCGATGCCACAGCAAAGGCAACTGTTCAGCTCATAAAGCGAGGCATCAAGGTACTCGATGGCATCATGAAGCTCAACGAGGTCAACGCTGTGAATGGTGTGATAAAGTACAACGTCACCATCCTGAGTGATAACGCTGATGTCTTTCAGCTCCTTGCACAGGTCCGTATCAATGAGTTCGACTGGTCAGCGTATGAGCATACACTTACAAGGACCAACATAAAAAACTCATGGACTGCATCCATCGGTACAGGGTATTACTATCCACTGATCGAGCGTGGACTCGGAAGGCCGGGTAACCTGATCTTCAGGACTATTGATTTTGTGCCCTATGTATATGTTTACGAAACATTACAGAAATGCTTTGAATACATCGGTATTGAGTGGGATAGCACATTCCTTGAAACTACTCTTTTCAAGAGCTTGTTGATAGGATATGGAGGAGGTGATCTCAAGAGCATCAGCCCTGCATTCATTAACCAGGTACTTGTTAACCTTGATAATGGTGACTATAATTTCACCTATCCTATGCAGCTATTCCCCGGAGGTATTCAGGGGAGCAATGTCACCTTGAGTGGTATTGTAGGCAGCGCATCGAATCCTTTTGATGATGATACCTTCACTTACACCATGACACAGGATCTCCTCGGTCAGTGGGATGATGGAGAGATCACCATCCAAAAGAGTGCAACGTATCAGATGACGGTGAATGCTGTACTTGATTACAGCGTGAACTATGGCACGATGACATTCTCAAGGATTGCGAACCCTGAACTGAGGGTATTTAAGAATGGGGTATTTTGGCAGAGGATCAAAACATCATCGACATACAGCAATACTGCGACAGGCACATGGAACCTGAATATAGGTACTACATTTAACTTCAATGCTCAGAGTGGTGATGTGATCACCTTCAGGCTATTGATACCTTCGGCTGAGTTCTCACTCGGTACAGGTATAGCAGTTCAGCCTGTGACTGTTGACATCACAACGAATACACCGATAACCATCGACATGACCTGTCTGAATACAACGGTATCAGATGGTGACACTGTTGATCTGTCGGTATTTGTTCCTGCAATGAGAGCTGATGAGTTTCTACTTTCCGTGATCAGGCAGTTCAATCTCTATGTCGGTGAGATCGATATTGATAATGTTGTCAAGGTAGAACCTTTGATGGATTATTACCTACCTACATCACAGTTCACTGATATTACAAAGTTGGTCGATCATAGCAAGGTCATCAAGACCAAACCTATTGCAAACGATTATGAGAAGGTCCTGAGCTGGAAGTTCAAAGAGATCAAGGATTATGATGCTGAGAGATACCTTGCAAAGTGGGAGGAGAGCTACGGTGATTATTCCTTCCAGCAGGGAAGCTATTATTCCAAAGGAGAAAAAAAGACAGAGCTTGCATGGGGTACTATTATTCCCTATGAGATTGCTCCCGGTATTCTTATCCCTCGATTCATAAAGAATGATGCAGGGGTGATAAGGCCTCAAGCTGGTCCCCCTCGAATAATGCTGCGCAACGGTTCAAAGACTGGCAGCATTGTTCTAAGGGATACGAATGATAATGACAGCGAAACGGTGACAGCCTATCCATGTGTGCATCACTTCGATGACTGGCAGGATCCTGACTTCGATTTGTCCTTCAAGCTGGTCAATGAAGTATTTTATACGGCATCTGTAGTGACAACTGCGAACTGCTATTCGGAATATTATTCACAGTTCATCACTGAGATGACAAGCCCGGCAGCTGCTATGTGGTCGCTGTCAGTTAAGTGGGATGAGATCGATGTGAAGGATAGAGACTGGAGAAAGCTACTCATGATCGATGGTGCCCTGTTCAGGCTCAATGAGATCAAGGAGTTTTCAGCGGATGTTCAGCCAACAACTGAGATAGAGCTTGTGAAGGTGATAGCTGCAAAGAAGCGAAGCACCGTAAAGGTGACAACGGATAGGATACCTCCAACGATTCCCTTCGCTGATCCACCGATAACATCACCGGGAGGGAGCATAGGCGTTGACACTCCTGTAATAGGTTCGCCACCTTCAAATAATGGAAAATTTACACGATTAATACGAGGATAAAATGAGCTGTGACAATTACGCAAGAATGATCATTAAGACGGGGCAGGGTGTACCTACCATCCCTGCATCGGCAGACCATAGGAATGGTGACTGGATAGATACTGACATATACGAAGGGGAGCTATATCAGGATACTGATACAGGATTGATGTATACTCGCAACGGTGCTACTATCTACAACGTAGGTTCAACAGCTCAGTGCAAGGTATACAGGGCTAACTTAACTCAGACAGGTACAGGAGCTCCGACAGCGGATGTATTTGAGAACAGCTTGAGCGGTACACCTACCTTCAGCTATACAGGTGTAGGTGATTACAAGATGACACTCACAGGTGAATGGACTGCTGATAAGACCTTCATTGTGATGAACAACTTCCCAAAGCAGGGAGTGATCAGGGTATATCGCAACAACGCTAATGATATTATCATTGAGACATTCAATACCTCATTTGTAGCAACGAATGCAGTACTTGAGGATACATCCATTGAAATAAGAGTTTACGCATAATGGCAGCTGAAGAAATAATTTTCAAGGTAGGTGTTGACACGGGTAACTCGGTCAATGACCTGAACAAAGTAGAGAAGGAGCTCGGAGATATTGATAAGGCAGCCTCCGGGATAGGTACCGATGTAGCTGCTCGCTTTGATGCACTGAATAAGAAGGTTGCATCAGGTACGATGAACATGAGGGAAGCTCAGAAAGCAGTCAAGGAATACCAGACTATTGCTTTACAAGCTGGCCGTGAATCACCTATAGGACAACAGGCCATTGCAGCAGCCGGTGAACTCAAGGATACTATCGGTGATTTGCGTACTGAGATCACGAATGCAGGTACTGATGGAGCAAGTATGCAGGCTGCATTACAGTTAGGCTCTTCTATTGCTGCCGGATATGGAGCAATGCAGGGAACTATGGCCCTATTGGGTGGCGAATCTGAAGCATTACAGCAGACATTCGTTAAACTTCAGGCAGTGCAGACAGTACTTGCATCGGTTGAGCAGATCAGGGCAGCTCTGGAGAAGGAGTCATTCCTAATGATGAAGGCTCGCACTGTTGCTACTAAAGCTCAAACAGCTGCGGAGGTGATATATACAGCAGCCGTGGGAGGAACTACCGGAGCAATGAAGGCTCTGAGGCTTGCCATGCTTGCTATTCCTATTGTTGCTTTAGTTGCTGGTATTGTTGCACTGGTATCTGCTGTTGCTTCATTGGTATCTCAAGAGGAGAAAGCGGAGAAACAAAATGAGGCTATCACTAAATCCTATGAAAGGATGAGCAGAGCATCTGAAGCAGCGGCTGCGAAAAGAAAAGCGAACTCGGATACAGCTCTTGAACTTGCAAGAATAGAAGGAAAAAGCATTGAAGAGATTCATGAGCTTGAGAGATTAAATATCCTTGATACTGAAGGTGAGAGAAAAAATGCCATTGAGAATGAGAAATTTGCTATAAGCCAGAGAAAACTTGCCTACCAGCAAGCACTTGATGAAGGGAATGAAGACCTTGCGAAAAGTATCAAGGATGAGATCAATCAGCACAGGGATAAATATAGGAACCTGACAGCTCAAAATAATCAATACAAAAATGATCTCAAAATATTAGATGCTCAATTTGCAAAAGAGCAGGAAGAGGTTTTGAAAGAAGAGCAAAAAAAGCGTGAAGAGGCAGCAAAGAACCAACAAAGAAAGCGTGAAGAGGAAGCAAAGAAAAGGTTGGAGCTACAGAGGACTATTGAAGACCTTGTTATAGCTAATATTGAAGATGCTGATCAGAGGGCTCTTGCTCAGTTGAATCTACAACAGCAACGTGAGAGAGAAGAACTGATAAAGCAGTACGGAAACAATGCGACATTAATCGCAGAGCTTGAGACGAGACAACAGCAGGAGCAGCTCAAGCTGATGGAGGAGCAGGATAAGGCATATAATGAGCAGCTTGATAAGCAAGCACAGGATAATGCAGCTAAAGAAAAAGCTCGACAGGACAAAGAATTTGCAGATCAAAAAGCAGCTGCTGAGTTAAAGATGATGCAGGCAGGGGAGGACTTCAATGCACAACAGGAAGCTCGAAAAGAGATGGCACGTATTGAGATGGAACAAGCTCTTGCAGCAACTGACCTGACTGAAAATGAAAAAAAGCTCATTGTCGAAAAGTACAATCAAGAGATTCAGCAGATAAACAAGGATACAGCCGACAGAGAAAAGCAACTTCAGAAAGATGTGGCTGATGCAAAAGTAAAGATTGCTACAGATTCACTTCAGCTTGTCAGCAACATCACTGAGCTGTTCGGAAAAAATAATGAAAAGGCTGCTAAAAGGGCATTTCAAATCGATAAGGCTGCAAAGTTGGCATCCGCAACAATGGCAGGAATTGAAGGTACTATCAACGCATATAAGACTGCACAGGGATCACCTATCACAGGAGTATTCCCTGCTTACCCCGCTATTCAGGCAGGACTTGCAGCAGCCTTCGCAGCGACTAATATTGCAAAGATTGCTCAGACACAGTTCAGCAGCAGTTCAGGGGGTGGTTCACAGGCTTCAGTACCAGCTCCATCGCAGGGAGTGCCATCGGTACCTACTCCGGAAGTGAATGCCAACACTACACTCACAGCAGGATTACCGGGAGCAGGATCTCAGGCAGGGAATAAGGTATATGTCCTCGATTCCGAAATCACAGCACAGCAGACGATGAGCCAAAAGGTTACTTCTCTGGCTACGTTCGGAGGGTAATAATGCACATATTTTGACAATTTACTCTAATAGATATGGCGCAGTATTTTTGGATAGGTGTTAACGAGAATGATCAGACAGGAGTTGACTTTAATTCCTTTGTCGATATCCCTGCTCACATGAAGGGAATGATCTATTTCAATGCTGATACGGTACGTTATTCTTTCAATGATGAAAAGCGTATCGTCACCGGTGTAATGATTGCAGCTAATCAGCCAATCTACCGATGGGATAAAGACCTCGGTGATCATTATGTGATATTCAAGGCTGAAACCATCGAGCTGATAAGGAAGAAATTCTTTAAAAACGGATTCAATCAGAACCTAAACCTGATGCATGACCCAAAGAAAGTGCAGAAAGGTGCTGTTTTGGTAGATAGCTACATCGCATCGAACAGTGATCCGAAGCTCCCTAACATCCCTGAAGCATTTGAAGCTATGCACTTGCAGGATGGTTCCTGGATAGGTAGCTACTTTATCGAAGATGATGCTCTTTGGGAGAAGGTAAAGCAGGGACAGTTCGGAGGATTCTCAGTAGAGGGATGGTTTGAGAAAATCAAAATCAATTTTAAATCAAATATGAACAAGCAAACTAAAAGTATTTGGGACCTTTTCAGAGGAGAAGAGCCAAAGAAAGAAGTTTTCGCTCAGGCTGTAACGGCTGAAGGTGTAGCTGTGTTCTATGAAGGTGATCTTATCGAGGGTACAGCTGTATTCATCGAGCTTGAAGGGGAGCGTATCCCGGCACCTGAAGGAGAGCATGAGCTAACACTCGAAGATGGTTCAGTGAAGGTGATCACTTTGGACAGCAACGGTGTTATCACATCGGTGGCTGATGTTGAAACGATGGAACCTGAAGAAGAGGCTGTTGAATCAGAGAATGAATTTGAGGCTATCCCTGCTGAACAAGTATCTGAAGCATTGGAGAAAGCTACTGAGATCATTGCCGAGCAGACAGGCTTAGAGATGGGTGCAGCTTATGATGTCGCTACATTGGTAGTAAATGCCATCAATGAGATGAAAGTAGATGTTGCCGATGCTATGCGAAAGCAGACATCTGAAATCAATGATCGTTTCATCGCAATGGAGAAGGAGATCACATCTTTAAAGGCTGAGATCGAAGTAAACAACAAGGGCGAGAAGTTCGGTGCAGCTCCAAAGGCAGCAACATCCGCAGCTACTTCTTACCGTGACCTTTTGAAAAAGTAAAATTTTAACAACAAATAAAACAATGAAAAAACTAAACGCAATTGTAAAGGAGCGATTCGACTATGATGTCGAAGGACTTGCTCCGTACACGGATGCACAGTCAGATCAGATGCTTACTGATCTCGTTTATGCTTCCGGTTTGACTTCACGCATCTCTATCATGGAGAATGTAAAAGGTTCTGAAGAGATCAAGGTATTGACTTCTGATCCTGCTCTTCAGGCAGCAACATCTTGTGGATGGACTCCTTCAGGAGGTGTGATCCTTACAAATGAAACTTTGACAACTAAGCGAGTAAAGATTCAGGAGGATTACTGTAACGAAGATCTGAATGGTACATGGGCACAGCTGATGAATGCAGCTGGAGCAAATGTTCAGGACACTGAAGCTCCTTTCGCTGACATCATGGCAGCATACTACATCAAGAAGGCAGCGAAGAAGAACCAGGATCTGATGTTCAACGGTGACACTGCATCTTTAAACCCGGACCTTGCTCACTACAATGGATTCGTGAAGCTGTGGGATAATGACGGTGATCTTATTGATGCTAACTCTTTGGAGACTTCAATCACATCTGGGAACGCTTTGGATATTGCTCTTGAAGTTTACGAAGCTATTCCTTCAGTATTGTTCGACAATGATGTAACTGTTGAGATTATCTGTGGCCGTGAGACTTTCCGTAAGATCATTGCTCAGAACTTCGCTGATAATAAGTATCACTTCCCGATCTCTGAAGAGGCAGGAACTGAGCCTTCTTTCATCCTTCCAACTACTAACACTCGAGTGAGAGCGTACAGCCAGTTGAATGGAACTGAGAAGATGTATGCTGTACCTTACAACTATATGTTCTTCGGTACTGATCTTGCATCTGACTACGAAGGGTTTGAATTCAAGTACGATGATACTGATGAGAAACTTCGTTTCGGTGTTAAGTGGAGATCAGGTGTATCTTATGTATTCCCTGAGTACTTCGTGAAGCTGGTACTTGCTGTAGCATAATATTAATAATACGGGGAGGGCTTAGGCTCTCCCTTTAAAAAAAACTAAAGGATAAAGATGGCTTGTGAAATTACATCCGGTTATGACCTTGTATGTGACTCCGCTGGAGGTGTTGATACATGGTACGTTTATGCTACAGCGAATACAGATACTCTTGCTATTGTTAATGGTGAGGTGACTGCGTTAACGCTGACAGCTGGAAAATATGCCTATCCTTTGAATGTTGAGATGGAAACTTCCACTTTCACTG